GGTGAATTAAAAACTGAAGTTAAATCTTTAAGACAAGATGTACTAAAAGGTAAAGGAGCAATAAGCGTAATAATAGGGTTAGGAGCAGTTATAGCTACTATTATAGGCTGGATGGAATTAAAATAATGTGGTTAACAGGAATTAAATTAGCAATGCAGGCAGGAAGCCACATTTACAAAAAGAAACAACAAACTAAAATGTTAATGGCTGATGCTCAAATGAAACATGCTGAGAAAATGTCAACTGGACAATTAGAATATTCTGGTAAAGCTTTAGAAGCTAGACAATCAGATTGGAAAGACGAATTTATTTTAATTTTATTAAGCATGCCACTTTTATTACTAGGTTGGGCGGCATTTAGTGACGACCCTAACGCAATGGTTCGTATGCAACTCTTTTTTGAATATTTTTCACAATTACCATTTTGGTATCAAACTATTTTTGTAGGTGTAATAGCTTCTGTTTATGGCTTAAAAGCAACTGATTTAATTAAAAGGAAATAACATGAAAAGATTAATAGTCTTAATAATTTTATTTAGTAGTTTGTATATAGCAAGTTTTGTATATGCAGATTCTACACAAACAAATACATCAGGCTCAAACACAGCTATAGAAGGTGGTTATACATCCACTTCAACAACAAATTTTGCAGATGGTAGTTCCTCAAATACTACAGCAACAACAACAAACTCAAGCACTTCTAATATAAAATCAGCGCCTTTCACTGCGTCTGCACCCTCAATGAATACTTCTAACAACTGCGCTCTTTCTTTAAGCGCTGGCGTACAGAATTTTAGCATTGGTGCAAGTGTTGGTCGTTCTTACCAAGATGCAACTTGTGAATTAATTGCTTTATCTACTGCTTTAAGTAGAGTAGGTATGAAAGTAGCAAGCATTGCACTGTTATGTCAAGATGAAAGAGTTTGGCAAGCTTTTATTTCTGCTGGAACTCCTTGCCCTACAGATGGTGCTATTGGAAAAGAAAGTATGAAATTAATTGCTAATAAATATGATTATAAAATGCCTACTTATGAAAAATGGGTAGAGTTAGAAAAAAAAGAAGCTAAAGAACAAGCTAAACTAGATAAGAAAAAGATTAAAATAGAAAAATTAAAACCTATAAAATGAGAAGAAAAGACAATACAATCTTAATAGGAATATTAGGAACTGTATTATTAGGACTTTCAACATGGGTACTTATTACTTTAATAGAATTACAAACTTTAGTATACATGATACAACAAGAATTAATGGGATTTGAAAAAGTTATTGGGAGAATATATTATCATATGGATAAAATAAAATGAGTTTTATGTTAACAATGGTATTATGCAGTCAATTAGAAATGACTTGTATGCAACCTGTAGCTAATGATAAAAAATACAGTAGTTTTAAAAACTGTATGTTAACTGGTTATAAAGCTTCAGCTATTCTTTTAGACACTATTCATAAAGATGATGTTAATAATAAACAAATATATGTTAACTTTACTTGCACAGAAGGGAAAAGTATTTAATGAAATTAATATTAGTATTAGGCGCATTGCTGTGGCTTTTATTATCATGGTTTTCTAATTCTGTAGGTTTAAAAGCAGAAGAAATAACAACTGATAATTTAATTAGCCAAGACTTTACAGATGGCTCATGGAATAATCCTGTTAATAGTTGGCACTCATCAAACGATTTAGCTGGTTGGAATGGTATGGAACATACAACAGAAGTTACTCACACTCCAGAAACAGACGCATTAAAAGAAAATGGATTTAGTATGACTGCTGGTGGAGAAATATTTCATTGGTATAGTGGACAGAAAGTTCATGTTAATCAATCAGTAACATTAGACAATGGAACTGTATTTGAACAAACTAAAACTTATGAAGCCTCAAGAGGTACAGTACATGATGTAGCAAATACTATTGTTGTTAATTCTAACACAAGTGCTTCTTATGATTTAGGTATGGGAATCTTATTTGAAGATAATAGAGGTTTAGATGGACACAGGTCTGCTGATTTTCGTGACCCATACATAACATTAACTTATGATGATACAATATTTCAATTAGAAACTCCTATTGAAGAAATAAAACTTGTTGTTGCACCTGTTTTTGAGTTTAAAGAAGAAATTATAGTAGCAACACCTATGCCAGAAATGGCTATTATTACTAATGACCCCGTTGTAGAAGAAATAAAAGACGAAAAACCTGAGATAGTTGAAACTTTTGTTGAGGAGATTTATAATGAAGAACCTAAAGAAGAAGTTAAAGCTGAAGCTGAGTTTGTGGAAGAGGTCATTGAGACAAAGACTGAATCAGCATCTGACACTATTAGACAAGAATTTACAGAAGTTACAGAAGAAGTAACCAAAGAAGAGCCTAAAGAAGTTGCTCAAAAAGAAACTAAAGAAGAAATTAAAAAAGAGGAAAAAACTGATGTATCAAAAGAAGAAAAAGCCCCAGTCAAACAAGAAGCCAAGCAAGAAACCTTACAAGCCGAAAAAGAAATAAAAACAGAAACTAAGACAAAAGTTTTAACTGCAAAGTTAGACAGTGTTGATGTTAATGTTAAAGATGTTTCTAAGAATCTTGAACTTAAAAATTTAATTAAACTTGATGCTATGCTTAAAGATGAAATGTCTTTAGACACATACACAAGTGTTGCTTTTTATAAGCCACTAAATATTTATAGTAATCAAGATTTAATGAAAGATACTAGGTTGTTATATTCAGATAATACTTTAGATGTTTATATTCAAAATGACCCAGTAGTTGTTAAGCAAAAAAACTTAAGTAGAATTAAGTATGAAAAAAGAAAACTAATGTTACAAATACAGGACTTAAAAAATGGATAGAAAAATAATGAAAACTCAATTGTTACATGTATGGAATGACCATAAATGGGTCTACGGTGTAGTAGCAATTCTTTTAATATTAATAGCTATATAACAATGATTAAACAAATTAAGAGTAATTTAACAAACATAGTTGTTATTATTGGACTTATAGGAAGTATAGGTGCAGGATTTATTAAGTATGGTGAGGTTATGACTAAACTTGATGTATTAACTAAAGCATCTAAGACAGTTGATGTAAGTTATGCGTCAGAAATAGCTGTACTTGAAGAAAAAGTTGCAGTATTAGAAGCTAAGAAACCTGTTAATGTTAATGAAATTAAGATACAAGCAAAGGTTAATGAAGCAGAACTTAAAATATTAAAGTTAGAAATAGAAGAAATTAAAGAAAATTTAAAAAACCCTTTAAATTAATATGCGAGATAATAAAGTAATTGACACTTTTCTAGCGAAAGAAAAAGACAAAAAGAAAGACATGGAACTTTTTAAAGTATTAAAAAAAGAAGTCAATGTGGGTGCCAATGGTACTCAGTCTTACATTATTAAAGAGGGTATTAACAAAGGTAAATTAATAGAAAAGAAAGATGGCTAAACAAAATTTTAATTCATTTGTCGCAAGACCGAAGCCACCAAAAAGAAAAGGAAGACATGCAAAAAACCCAAACAAAAGAAGTACCTTTAAAAAATACAATAGACAAGGAAGACCCAAATAGACCAGTTAATATGGCAACATGCTCATGTGGTAAAGAATTTAACCCATGTAATTGTAATAACCAGTCTAATATGGAATCAATCCTAGAGGAATTACCTCAACTATTGGTAACACACGCTTATACAAAATTAAAATCAGGAGAACCCTTAACAGCTTCAGAGTTAAAAGTTTGTCTTGATGTTTGTAAAGCTTATAGTTCAGAGACTTTAATAAAACCACCGGCGAACATACTGGAAACAGTACCGTTTGATGTAGATGGATAATAGAGTTAAAAATTTTAAGAATTTTCTATATCTGTGTTGGAGACATTTAAATTTACCAGAACCAACACCTATACAATACGATATAGCAGATTACCTACAGTCTCCTAATAAGAGACTTGTAATTGAAGCCTTTAGAGGTGTAGGAAAGTCTTGGATTACATCAGCATTTGTGTGTCATCAATTATTATTGAACCCACAGCGTAATATACTTGTTGTGTCAGCTTCTAAGAGTAGAGCTGATGACTTTAGTACATTTACACAAAGATTAATAGGTGAGATGCCTATGTTACAACATTTACAGCCTAGAAATAACCAAAGGCAGTCTAAAGTTAGCTTTGATGTAGCTCCGGCTACAGCTTCACACGCACCCTCAGTAAAATCTATGGGTATTACTGGTCAACTTACAGGGTCAAGAGCAGACTTAATTATTGCAGATGACGTAGAGTCAGCAAATAACTCACAGACTCAGCTAATGAGAGACAGACTAGGTGAGACAGTAAAAGAATTTGACGCAATTATTAAACCCGAAATTGGTAGAATTATATTTTTAGGAACACCACAAACAGAAATGTCATTATATAATGATTTAGAAGAGCGTGGTTTTAAGACTAGAATATGGTGTGCCCTTTATCCCAGTAAAGAACAAACTACTGGTTATGGTCATAAGATAGCACCTATCATTGCAGATGTAGAAGACAATGAAGGTAAGCCTACAGACCCTAAAAGATTTGATTCAGTTGACTTACTAGAGCGTATGTCTTCTTATGGTAAGTCTGGGTTTAACTTACAATTCATGTTAGACACAACTATGTCTGATGCTAATAGACACCCACTTAAACTTAACGATTTAATTGTACTATCAGGTTGTTCAACTTGGAAAGAAGCCCCAGCAAAATTACAATGGGCATCATCTCCAGAACAAATCAAAGCTATAGACCCTGATACACCAAATGTAGGTTTAAAAGGTGACTATTATGTTGCACCCATGCACACCAGCTCTGAGTTCACGCCTTTTGAGGGCTCTGTGATGTCAATTGACCCGTCAGGTCGTGGAGAGGACAAAACAGCGTATGCGGTGCTTAAAATGCTTCATGGAGTGTTGTATTTAACTGCTGTAGGTTCACTAGATGGTGGATATTCAGATGATACTATGGGCAGACTTGCACAGATTGCTAGACAACAAGATGTTAACTATGTCGTTATAGAGAGTAACTTTGGTGATGGTATGGCTACACAGTTGTTAAAGCCTATTATGGCTAGTGTTCACCCTTGTGAGATAGAAGAAGTAAGACACAATATTCAAAAAGAAAAGCGTATCATAGATACTTTAGAACCTTTAATGAATAGTCACAGATTAGTTATTGATGACATTCTTATTAAAGAAGACTTTAAACTTGAGCCTGACCATCAGTTGTTTAGACAGATGACAAGGATAACTAGAGATAGAGGAGCTTTAAGACATGATGACCAAATTGATGCTTTGGCTATTGCCGCTAATTATTGGGTGGAACGTATGGACAGAGACACCGTTCTATCTTACCAACAACACAAAGACGACTTATTGGACAAAGACCTTGAGAGATTCATGGAAAATACCATTGGTCGTAAACCTAAACAGAACAGATTTATATAACATGGATGATAATAAACTAGATATTAGAAACAACAAGCATATGCAAGTTGTAAGAGAGCGTGTAAAAGGACATGAAGGCTACGAACTTATACCTTATAATTTAAAATACAAAGGTAATATGGATAAAGCAGTTACAGAAGGTTTTCTTACAGGCGGTTTTGGACACAAAATGCTTCCCGGAGAGGTTGCACCTGTAGATAAAGCTGGGTGGAATCTTGTTTTTGAGTCTGATTTTAAGAAAGCTATGGATGGAGCATACAGAATAATGGATGGTAGTGACATGCAACCTGAAGCATTTGGTGTTTTAACTGCTATGGTGTTTCAAATGGGAGAGACAAACATAAGTGGTTGGTCTAAAACTATTAAAGCTTTAAAAGAAGGCAACTATAAAGAAGCCGGTTTGGAAGTCTTACGAGGTAACAGTGAGGGAACTGTAAGTAAATGGTCTTTACAGACACCTGATAGAGCTGTAGAAGCTAGTAACTTGTTAATAAGTCTAGGTAATAAGGAGTAAGTATATCCCTTATAGTGTGTAACCTTTTTATATCTTATACGGGTACTTTAATAACCAAAATATTTTAATAAAAAATCTGAGGGGGTATAACGATATAGAGGCGAGCCAGCTTTCCCCGTTAACATCCTACAGACCGCCAGCGTATGACCCTTATCATATAGGTATTGCGCCGGTCAATTCCATATATAGAGGGCAATTGGTCAACTTTGGGTGGACATAGGGCTCAAAATGTTTCTGTGCGCTTGTGTGCTAGTCTGTTTTTTTAGTTTGGGCTAGCGCATAGCATACACATAGCATACACATAGCATACACACAGCATACACACAGCATACACACAGCATACACACAGCACACGCCTAGCGTTAAGCATTAAAGTACCCGTATTAGATATAAAAAGGTTCACCTATGTGTATCTATAATAGGTATTACTATGAGTAGTATGTACCTAAGGTAGTACCTAAGG